GGTTAATGATTGTTACGTTGAATTTTTCGCCTTCGCTGCGCACTTGTGCACCGGCGTCGGCAGGAATGGTGACTAGGCTGATTTCCATCGGCTCCCAATTCACCGCACGATAAACAGGCAGATCGTCTTTGCGCTCTTTCTGTTTTTCAAATTGATGCACGACATAGCCCACGCTGATATTGCGCAGAATGCCGGTTTTGACGTCTGCCAGTATGGGTGCCACATCTGCGCGCTCGCTAAAACGCACCACAGCCCGGCCTTCGTTGCCTTCGATCCATGCCCGCTCAACAACGCCCAGCACGTTATCCAGCGAATAACTGTTGTGATTGGCCAGCAATGGCGCGCCGCTGTTAAGACGATCTAACTGAACGTGAGCGCTGTCCAAACTTAACTCTTCAACCCATTGTGTTTCTGTCCACCAATGGGTTCGGCGAACTTGAGCGCCGGTAGTCCAGGTCAGTTCGACCGTTCGCGCCTCTTCATTGAGCGTGGACGGTACGAAGGCCGCACGGGCATGCAGCTTAGGGATTTGTCGTGTTTGCATTGTCATTAGGCGTTACCGTGTTTTGTGTTGTGCCGGCGGCAGAGGTTTGACGCGGATCGCTATCGAGCACCACGCCGGCCGCATCCATCGCGGCATTGAATTCGGCGATTTCTTTCAGCATGTTTTGTGGGTCGTAACCCTGCTCGCGCATGGCTTCCGGCAATGTCATCAAGCCCGTTCGGATGGCGTCTTTGATGGCGGGAATTTCGCGGGCAGGATCGACGATAGTCCTAGCAGGTGGTGTCCAGTCGCGCGGTTGTTGATCCATGCCGGGCACAGCTTCAATGAACCAGTCTGCGACACGCTCACACAAACGCGGGATGATTAACTGCCAACGCCACGCATCGATAGAACGGCCGAACTCCTGCCAGCCCATGCGAGCTGATGAAAAGTTGACTTGTGATAGGTCGCCGGTCAGTGCTTCATACGTCACACCCAAACCAGCGGCCACCGCTTTGAGATTAGCCAGGGTGTAAGGTCCGTAGTCAGCCGCTTGTGGTGGTGTCGAGAAATCAATCTTGCGACCGGGACGCATGACGTAAATCGAACCGGGCATTAGCTCTTCGAGCGCGGTAAATTCTTCTTCGGCTTCAGATGGGTCGTCGGTTTCGACAAACGCGGCAAACAGATTGGCCAGCTTTTGGCGATTGAGGTACGCATCTTCGAAAATGTCCAGCTCACGCAATCGGATCATCACGGGTGCCAGCCAGGACACACCGCGATTTTGACCAGGGCGGTCAGAGCGAAACAGATGGATGATGTCTTTGGCGTCGACGCGGGAGTAATCGCTTGTTGAGCGCGAATAGTAAAAACCGCTATCGCCGGGATGCTGTTTGTATAGCCAATAGGCCACGCGGCGACCAATAGCGTCAAACTCGATGCCATGCGTGATCCATCCGCCATTCGGTAATGTGCCATCCTTGGCGGAGGTCAGGTAGTCTGGTTCGATGACTTGCAATTGCACCGGCACATTCAAACCGTCTTCGGTTTTGCGGTAGCGGCGACGGATCAGACATTCACCGGATTCCACCATGGCGCGAACAGCCAACTGCTGAATGCCGTAAAAATCAGTTAGTCCTTGGGCATCGCATTGGGTAGATTCAGCCCAGGCGCGCCATTGTTTTTGCAAGGCGGGCTTTTTGAATTGACAACGAATGCCATAACCGATGGTGTTATTGACGATTACCGACACGCCTTTGGCGGCCCAAGGGTTATTGCGGACTAAATCGCGGGCGCGGTTGCGAATGGTTTGCGGGTCAACGATGGCGGCATTGGCATCGGTTGACGTGGTGCGCCAATTGTTAGTGCGAGTGGTTTTGCTGGCAGCGTCGTAGCGCCGTTTTTTGAAATCGACGACGCTCATAAGCCTTTGCCCGTAGCGATGTTGACGATACGGGACTTAGCAGCAGTCGGTAATGAGACACCGAGTTCGGTGCGCATCACATCGCGCAATTTGATCATGTCAGTGAGTGACTGATACGTGACGCGACGTTCGCCGAATTGCACCGAGGTCATGCCTTTGGCAATAGCGGCTTCTAACGCTGTGAGTTGTGATTCTGAGAATGCCATGGGTGACAGAATCACACAGGGCTTGTGACATTTTCTAGGCAAAAAATGTCACAGATAATGGGTGCGCATGGCGCACCAAACTTTTACTTTTTTGCTAAACACTCCAAACAGAATTGCACGACATACGGCGCATCGGTAGCAGATGACGCAGAACGGTCGGCGAGATATTTACGCATCACGCGATCAGTAATGCCCAATTGATCGGCCGCTTTGCGTTGGCTCAGACCTGATTTAGCAATGAGTTCGCGTAAATAGGCCGGGTCCGGGTTGTATTGGCTGCTGTCTGGTTTCATCGGCCCAGCGCCTCCAGTTTGATAGTGTTGGCAAGTTGTTCGGGCTGCTGTTGCATCCAGATAGCGAGCTGTCTATCACCCTCGGTTGTAGCCAGTTGATCCTGTACGGCAGACAAAAAAGATAGGGTCAGAGCTGGCGATAATGTCAGCGCCCGCAAGGCGCGCAAAATGCCTTTGTCATCGACGGCATGTAGCTCAATGACCAGGCGTTGATCAGGGTTGTCGATGCTGTACAACTGGCGGTCATCTGCGGGAATGACACGGGCGTCAAAGGGTGCATCAAAGGTAAATAGCCGGCGGCCATCTTTGCCGTAGAAAATGAACAACCACAGCAAAGCCCCGTTTTGATACAAAAAGCCACCGGTAATTAGGCCATTTCTGAAGGCCTGCTCTTCGGCGCTGGTCATTCTTGACAGCATGACTAACAGTCTATTACCACTGCTGCGCAGAAAATCCGCTACGGCGCCGTCTTGTTGAGGATATTGCAGCGGGTACGGTTGACCGCGCGATAGAATAACAGGGTCATTCATAATGTGGCTCCCAAGCTGGTGAATAATCGTGTTTGACGAATAAATCAGGCATGCCTGAGTTTTGTTTGAGCCGCAAAACTTCGTCAGCATCCATACCCAGGTTTTCGGCAATTTCAAAATCATGCATGCCCAGCGTGACCAGGTCGGCAACAATGTTGCTCATTTGGTTGATTTGATGGGTACCACGGGCGCGGTTGAAGCGGATGGTTGCACTCATCAACTCGCTGACGTCAGCATCCAGAATCACGACTGGCACGAATTCCATTTTGAAATGCTTGGCGGCCAGGTGGCGATGAAAGCCGTCGACGATCATGTAACTGGTATCGCTTTCTTTGATGACGACGATCGGAAAGCAAAAGCCGCTTTTTTTGATGTTGAGCTTGAGCAGATCCAGTTCGGGTTTGGCAACAGCGTTAGGGTTCCAGGGATTGGGTTTTAAATACTCGAGACGCACCAATTCTGGCATTTTGATTGGAATGTCAGTGTTGCCGAATAAATCGACTTGATCAGATGTCTTTCCACTTTTCATAAAGCCCCTCGATTTTGTTTTGCATTTTGTTGGAGTAGCCAAAGCCGTATTTTTTGAACACAAAGTCGCGTTTGATGATCGCTTCGGCTAAGGCTTCCCAGGTAATAAAGTATTTTTGTTTCAGGCCAGTTTCAGCCATGACTTTGTTGCGGTCTTTGCGGCTGTCCTGGATATACACCGATTTCGGGATGTTTTCCTTTTGTTCGTAATGATGCCGGTGGTACCAGAACACGATCTCGAATTTTTCCTCGAAAATCTTGCGCGCGTCTTCCGGCAAAGATGCCATTAGCACCTTGGTATATTCGCGCCAGGTCAGATTGTCGGGTTTTTTAACCTTGCCGCTATTGATGCGGGTATGGTTGTAAATCTTGCCGAAGTTTGCGCCCTCAACGCGGGTGACCATGCGATTCCAGGTAGCGGGTTCAATCACACACCATTGATGCAGTGTTTTCGACTGCTCTTCACCAAATGCAAAACAGGTGCGTTGCTCGTGTGGCGGAATGCCCATTTTCCACATTGCGTCATAGACGCGGTTGTAATCTAGCTGATTGGCTGCGTAATAGTGCCAAATATCGGCGATTTTCCAATCGTGAATCGGCAGGCAAATCCAGGTTCGTGGTGTGCGGCCGTTGACATAGCGGTAGGTATGCGGGTTCTTCTTGTCCCGGTTTTTCATGGTGTGGACATTCATCAACCGGCCGTAGCTTTCATCATCACGCATGCCGATAAAATTGATGATGGTTTGCGCGCCGGTTTTATCGCATAACGCCTCGCCCATACGAGTGATGGTCCATTCATTGGTGGCACGGCTTTGGTAATACGGGGCCAGCCAATCGGGCAGATTGTCTTCATGGATCACGTAAGGCATATCTGGCATGTCGCGTGACCATGGTTGCTCATCTTTGCCCCAGTATTTGAAATACCTCTGATAAACGCTGCTGGCGTTGTTTTCAATCTCCGCCAGGCACAGCCAATACGGCTCAATTTCTGGCCTGTCCATTTGGTAGCGGGTGTAACGTGCGGTTTCCTCGAAAATGATTTCCAGATCGGCAAAGACGGTTTTAACCGGCAGGCGGTTGAGCTGTCTGGCGACATCGATCACCAGCTCGAGCAAGACGCCGGAATCCTTGCCGCCCGAAAACGAGACATAGAAATCATCGTGGGTGGTGATGGCTTCTTC